TCGGGCCGTGGGATCACCTCCCCTCGAGTGTTTACGAGGTAGGAGAGTACGTCGTTCTGCTCTGACCCCAGCTCCAGGAGCATGTTGGTGGTCACTGACGGGACGGCATCAATGATCCATTTGGGCGCCTTGGCCGCCTCGAGGGCGCTGGTTATGACCTCTCTCGCAAGAGTTTGAGAGAAGTGATCGGTTGCTTTCTTCCAATCTGCTGAATATAAGCGCAGATTGCGGCCATTTTGCTCACGATGGCGGAGTCGGACGGGCTTGTAGTTCAGCATGTCGCTGTTGGTCCTGACGTTCCGGAGGCACTTGAGGAGGACGCCGTTGATTGTTTTCGCGGCAAGGACCACATGTCCCTCGTGGATGGTGGCCAGTCTCATCTTGCCGATTGCATTGGAGAACACCTGCAGTCGGGCGAGAGAGCACTCCCCTCTTTGATATTGTTCAGAGCACATCTTGCAGGCTTTGTAACTTACGGCAAGCGGCGATTGACAGATGATCAGTGGATCAGTCCGCCGAGGATAATGCAGGAGACCGCCCACCCGCTCCGGGAGTAGGAGATCGGATGGAAGTCGGCCGGCGCCTCCCAGAGGCGCTGCACGGCCGGGCTTTACTTCTTGCCCGCCACAGCCGAAAACACTAAGGGTTTGGATGTCTCGAGTAAGCATCCGCGCCACAATAACCCTGGCGCGGGAGCGGACCTCGGCGGTTAGGGGTGCACCGTTCTTTGTCATGTATGAGACGGTGTCCTCGAGACCTCCAAGGAGGATTCCGGCGAAAGCCGATCGGATGACCTTTCCAGGAGCGGCGTTGTAAAATGCGTCGCTGAGCTCTTGTTTCTCTTCATTGAGCCTCATCCAGGCGGTGGCAAGCGTGCCCCGCTCCTCCAGAGTGCGCTGGTATGCGCGTTCATAATTATCATCCCAGGCCCCAGGAATTTTGGGCTTGGGCCACGGGACAATAGGCGCCTTGTTCCCAGCTTTGTATCTTTTCCAGGCTTCTTCTTCGAGGCGTCTTTTCCGAAGAAGCAGCAGGCCGAGGCATATGTGGGTGGCACAGAATTTACGCCGCCCGATCACAGTGCGCGAGGCTCCGCCCGTGCTGTCGATCGCCTCCTTGGCCCAATCCGCCACGAGGCCCTTCTGGCCTCCTGCGCGAACTGGATTCTCATAAGTTGATTTTCCTTCTGCGGTCGCCGCATTGAAGTCTCCCCGCTCCTTCTCATCGGGTAGATCTTTGTGGCTGTAGGTTTTGCTGACCGTAGACCTAACGAAATGGCGAATGTCGCCGAGATTGCGAGGCTCGTCCTTGTCTGCAGTGAGTCGCTCAAATGCGAGCAGCGCCTCATGCTGACGTTCGATCATCGTCGCCTCGTGACTGTAGGCTCTGTCGACACCACTCGCGAGGAATATGCGCTCCCGCGTCGTTCCGCTTGCATAGCGGCCCGGGGTACGTGCACTTGTTCCGCGAGTTCGTCCTGGCTTTCCTTTTGCCGGACTGGTGGCCTTCAGGCGTCGCTCATGACACCAATCACCCACTGCCTTCGTGCCGTGGCAAACAACCTGCCATACATCATCAAGCAGTCGGCGACATTGAGCGAGGGAACTTCGTCCTCGATCCAGCGGTCTTAAGCGACCAAAGGCGAGGTTCCAAGCCGTAATGTACGCATCAAAGTTGCGAGACAGCTCTACATAATTCTTCAGAGCCGTTTGTCCGGGGGTCACTCCGGTCGCTTCCTTCGATGTCGCCCAATATTTGAACATCCTCATGGAGAAGGGTTTGACCTTTCCAGGGCGGGCCTTCACAGGGTCCGCTGGCACCTCGTCTGCTTTTTCAGAGACGCCTGCGGCGGAGCAATATCTCCCGTGGGCTCGAGCCGACCGGGCTGACTTACGATCCAGCCTGGCCCTTGTTTTCTCCTTGAGTGTCCTTTTATCACCCGGCTGTCCTGTGACATCTTCAGCCGGTAAATCTGAGTCCTTCTTATCCACCCCCCCCACCCCATAACTCGATGCAGCGAGTGATTCTAATCGCTTGAGCGCATCGTAACGCCTCCCGGAAGCCAGTTCACAGAATTGGCTCCACGGTCCCTTCGTCAGTTGTTTAAGCTGGCGTAAGGATTGGAGGTGTTTTTCGGGATCTTCTGCAATGCAGGGGTTCCCGGATGTTGTCTGTTTCTCGAGTTT